TAAGGATTTACCATACCAGGTACATATTTTTTAACAAAACTTCTGTTAAAACCTTCTGCGCCTTTAGCGATTAACTCAACATTAGCAACGCCATTTTGCATTCCCATATCTAAAAATACCATTTTTCCTGACTCATTTGAAGAATCAAATGTAGAAGAAATAGAATTATGTAAGTTAGGGTCGTCAAATACTGGACAGTAAGATAGAATCATTTTGTTTCCTAAAATATTGTACTCAGTAAAGTTAGCGCCTAATTCTACAGAACCACCGCCTTTACCAGCAAACATAGGAGCTCCAGAACCTACAGTAGCTAATAAATCTTTCATAGCTCTGTGGAAATCTATTCTTCCTTGTGTTCCTGTAAATACTGTAAATACATTACCTTCAGCAGATAAAGCATTTTTAGAAAGTGTTCCTATAAAGTTAACGATATCTTCTTCTGTTAATGCACCAGCTGTATAAGTAGCTTGGTTAGAAGAATCAATTTGTGCTAGTATACCATCACCCATGATTGGAAGTCCAGCAGTAGCAGCTCCAGTATCACCAGGGTAATCAGAAGCGTTAGACATACTTTTCTTTCCATACCATCTTTGAGCTTCAAGCTCATACATGAATTGGTCAGTCATTTGTTGTTCCTTAGTAAAGTACCATAATCTGTGACCATTAGACTCAATCCAAGTAACATCAGTTAAATCAGAACCCATAATTTTTGTTTTCTTACGAGATAGAGTTAACCAGTTCTTGTATGTATCTGGGTAAGCATAGTTTTGTCCAACCTCAGAAGCTAATGAACCTTGATTAAACGCACTACCAATAGTACCAACTACATCACCAGCAACTAAAGTAACAGATAAAGCGTCAATAGCTCTTACTGTAATAGTGTTAGTAGTATCAGAAGATGTAATAGAAGGAACATTAGTTACAAGCGCAGTAGTTCCATCAGAAAAACGAACTACGTCATTAACATTTAAGTTATCACCATGAATACCAGCACTTGGGTCGTGGTCAACAACAAATGTTTCTGTAGCACCAGCAGCAGCAGATAAAGTTTCACCAGTTTCAACTATAGCTGGCTTTCTGTATCTTCCCATCATTTTCCATTCAAAAGCGTAATCGCCAATGATTTTTTCTGCAGCATTTCTACCTGCAGCTTCTAATAAATATGTTAAAGAGAAACGTGGATATTGTTGAATAAGCTTCTTGCCTATTTCTGGGTATTTTAGTAGGTTGGTCACTAACGCCGTTTCATCAGTAGTGTCTTTTCCATACGTACCCGTATATATTTTTGCCATTTTTTAAATGTTTTAATTTGTTTTACAATAATTTAATTTATTGTAACAAATAAAATAGCATCGCATTTTTATTTATCACTTCATGAACTCAACAGGGTCAAAGCCAGATTTTTTCTTGACATCAACATGTTGACTTCTTCTACCAAGGTCGGGATTAGTAATCTTATTAAGTACTGAGGCTTTGCCTTTTTCCATTCCTTGACCACGTAACATCTTAAAAATTTTGTCCTTGTATTTCCACAAGAAGGCAGCGTCGGCAACATTGGCCACATCGCTATACACCTCTTCGGCAAAATCTCCAGAAGTTATGTAGTTATATAATTCTTTCTTATCCTTTGTTTTCACTTTTCCTCCAAAAAAGTCTTCTTTACCTTTAATATATGTTTGCAAAGACCTTCTTGTGTTTAAGTTTGCTTGTTCTTCTTGTTGTCTTTGTTGAGCTTGCTTATGTCTTAGTTTATCTCTTTCATTTACAATATAATTTTGTAAATTTTTTCTAATCATTATAGCCTCTCTCTTTAACAACCCAGAGTCACTTAATCTATCAAGAGTATCTTGAACTTCTTCTTTTTCTAAACCAGAAGCTTCTAAATCACTTTTAACTAGTGAATTATCATCTAGCTTAAGATAATCTTGTAAGTTTTGTATAGTGTCATTAACTGGAGCAGGAGTTTTAATAGCTTTATTTATAGCTTGTTTAAACTCTTGTTCATTTTTAGCCTGTACACCAAACTCTTTTCCTAATGCCTCCCAATCATAAACAGCCTCTTCAATAGACTCTTTTTTCTCCTCTTGCTTTGGAGCTGGGTCCCAATCTTCTTCTTCTGGCTTTACTTCTTTTTGTTCATTTTCTACACTACCCCACTCAAAACCATCTTCGTCAACCTCTTCACCCTCTTCTGTTGTTTCTTCAGAGGCTTCGGTTTCTTCAGTTACCTCTTCAGTTTCTTCTGTTTTAACCTCTTCATCGTTTGTAAACGCTTTTGGGTCAAATGCAGGAATTTCTTCCTTATTTTCTTGTTCTTCTTGAACGGCAGTATCTTGTGCTTGTTCAATTAGGTCTTCACCTGATTTTTCTTTTTCACTCATAATTTTATTTTTGCTCTTTGCTTTGTACAAAGATAGTTAATTTATTTTTTTGTTTTTGCCAATCTATCTTTTCTTTTCTCATCTCTATCTTCTTTCATTTTCTTTTCTTCCATTTTCATTTTATCTGCCCGAACAGTTTTATCATATTCAGATTTTGCAGCATCTCTTTGTATAGCGCCTTTTAGTCTATCACTAACCATATTAGCTTCTAAATCAGCTTGTATATTAGCTACCTCAATTTTAGCTCTTGTGTTTTCTTTAGCAACTTTTAGCCTTGCTTCTGAATCCATTTGTTTTAATTGAGTTTCGTGTTGCATCTTAGTTTGCTCTTGTTCTGCTTGAGCTTGTAATATAGATTGTTGTTGTTCTTGTGCAGCTTTTGCTTGTGACTGCATTTCTTTAATACCATTCTCAAGAACA